ATACGGAAGATTCACAGTATTTATTTATAAAATGCGCGTTTTCAGTACACATCTTCCCATATTTGCCACGGTTCGTATTTCATTTTGTCTTTCTCTTCGATTTCTCTTATCGCTTCACTGCCATCATCGACAAAGCCAAAAGGCACGATTGCTTCTTCGATCTCTCGCATTTTATTTTCGAACATCATCTGTTTTAGATTGATGTCTGTCATGTCAGCAAACATTTGAGTCGATATAAAATAACCAAGCATGACAAGATTCATCATCAAGTCGTCATGGTTACCATCGCTCGCCTCATACGATTGCCCTTTTGAGACAAAAGTAGATACTTCTAGAATCGTCTGCTCGTCACAAATGTCAAGCTTTCTTTCTTCAAGCAAGTCTTTAATACCCGAGCATCCAAGACGCTTGACTTTGCGATTCATTTCAATCCCAATTGCATTTGCTTTGACAGCAGATTCGACATGAACATTTTCATATTCAAGGTCGTAATACAAACCATTACAGACCACAGAACCTTGATCATTCGACTCAATGACCACATATGCGTTATTGTAGACTTTCGCAAACTTATAGATAATATCAGGGAAGAGTATTGGAGAGATACGATTATTTCGATACACTGCGACCTGTCTAAAGGGGCGCTCAGATATATCGATGACATTAAATGTCGAATAGTCCTGTCCTCTTCCTTTCGCTACGTCGACCATCATGAGATATTCATGCTTCTCTTTGGTCTCTTCGTAGATTTTTACGTCACCACCTTCAAGAATTTTCTTAGGTGGCTTCGCTCTTAGATCAAGCAGTGTTTCTGCATTGATCAGAGTATCGCCTGTACCAAAGAACGTGTTACCAAATTCTTGGTCGAACTGCATCTGCGAAGTGTTTGCAATTGTCTGACGCTTCCACTCATCGTCACGTCCAGGCACGTCCCACCAATTGACAGTAAACGCTTTGTATTCATTTGTCTTCTGAACTGCACCTTCCCAAATCTTGTGAAAAGTATTACCTATTCCGTTCGCTGTAGATGTGATAATAACTTTGGTGTCTTTACCCGCTGATATAACGGGATACGTCGAAGTATAGAATTCACTTGCTCGCTCAACAAAAGCAAACTCATCAAGAAATAGTAAGTTAACAGACATGCCCCGAATAGAGCTACCAGAAGTAGCAGCAGCAATGATCCGAGAATTATTTGAAAACTCAATACTACCTTTGTTAAGAGCCCTACAGCCCGGTTGTAAAAAGAAGGGTAAATTTTCCAGAGCCAATGTAACACGAGCAAGCATCTCCCTAGCAGTTGCACCTTTGTTCGCAAGAACCGCAATAGTTTTTTCGGGATGAAAGATTGCATACCAAAGAAGAAAGACAACAGACGAAATAGATTTGCCAGACTGACGACAAGCAAGAACAATAGAGAATCGATTACCATTGAAGTGATCGAACATTTTTTCTTGATAAGGATACAAATTAAAGTTGACAAGACCTTTGTCAAGTGATATAATCTTTACATAATTTCTTGCAAAGTATGCAGGATCGTGCATACATTTTGCATACTCACGAACTTCGTGTTCAGACCATTCCTGTTGAACACCGTCCGCTTTTACATTAATGTTGCCTAAGTAATGTCTTTGATCATTCATCCGTAGGGCTAACATCAATCACCTTTTCATCATCATGTTTCATCAATAATCTTTGCAAGTCAGTAGTGCTGCCAATAAACACATTGTTATTGGTGATTGCCTTTTGGTCTTGTTTCTTGTCTTGTTGAGTCACATCTCGCGTTTTCTTGTTAAGCTCCATAAGCTTATCGTTAACGTCTGAGATATTTTTGATCATGTTCGAAAGAACTTCGAACGCGCGAGGATGCTCGGATTCGCGAGCGACTTCAATCATCAGATCAAGCGATTCTCTTCCCTTGTCTATTAGTTCGTAATAGGTTGCGCGAGAATAATCGTAGTCTGACTTGATGTTTGGATCATCATCTTTCATAATATTATTTATAATTTATTAGAAGCTAGCTGCATCCGCATAAGCTTGGGTTCTAAACTTGAACGTGGCTAACAGTGCATCGCTATAGCCAGACGCTCTACCATAGTATTTGACAGTGTAATCTTTACCAGAGAATACGTCAGCACCTGCACCTGCAGTAGCTGTAGCAGTCATCTGAATCGACTCTTCAATTCCATTCGAAGGCGTCGCTTGCCATCCAAGATCAATTTCAGGTCCTACAAGCCCTATAGGCTGAGTTGTTATGCTATACACGATCTTAATTTCATCAGGAACAACTGCTGTGTTGGTGTAGATTGTCACAGGAGAAGTTGTCAGTGTATTTGGCGAATCAATTGGCTGATACCAAAGTGTCGTATCATTTGCTTCGTCAAGTTCAACTGTAATCTTAAATCCGTCGCTCGCGCGAGAGAATCTTGTAGTAAGTTTTGCTGTGGCTGTTACAGTTTCGCCATCATCAGAAGTTTCTTCGTCGCGAATATATGCAGCAAAGGTGTTACCTTCTTCGGGGCGCTGTGCAATGAACGTGCCTGCAGGAATGTTCGACGTATCGTTAATCGTAATAAGCGGGCTAGTACGAGACAGCGGAGTGCCGCTTACGGTGCCAGATACAGATGCACTAAACGTTTCTGCAGATTCAACCACACCATCAGCAGAAGGAATGACAGTAAACGAACCAGCATTGCTTGTTATTGTTACAGTGCCAGAACTCACATCAAAGTCGCCTGCATTCGACACAGACCAATTCAGAACAGTGCCATCAGGAACATTAGATGTCGTCACATTAATTGTTGCATCTTCACCTTCGTTCACATCGTTCGGACCAACAACAGTATCAAGAGAAGGTACTGGCGTTGTCGAAGTGTCATTGATGGTGATTGTAGTAGATTCGGCAAGCAATCCACCTGACGGTGCATTCGATACTTTCACCACAAATGTTTCTGTACTTTCTGTCGTCAAATCTTCTGCAAGCGTCAGTGTAAACGAGCCAGTCCCACCAGTTACAGAGAACGCTATTCTGTTAGCTTCAGAAGCCCAACCAGAAGAGAAGTCTGCTTGTGCAACTGTTCCAGAGACACTTTGAATCCAGTAGTAATATAAACCGTCATCACCAGACAGTGTAAAGTTAACAGAACCGCCTTCGTTTACGCTTGTCGTACTTGGTGTCAGCGTATATGTGGTTCCAGCAATTGTAAACTGCTGAGACTTAAGCAGCGTTCCACCTGTTGATGCAGTGTATAGAAGACCTGCAAACAATTCATTGCTTAGTTCAGAACTGTCAGAAAGCGTCACTGAGTTTGTAGTACCAGAATTATTTGTAATCGTAACGGCTTCGCGACTAGAACTTGTAGGTCTGCTACCCAGAAAATCATACTCATCTGTCGATATATCATCAAGATAGAAGTAATAAGTGCCGTCTTGAATATTGCTACCTGTTATATTAAATGTAACAGTATCACCTTCTTCAATGATTGAAGGAGTTGAAGTAATGTTATACACAGGTGCAGCGTCGTCGATAGTGAATGCACTAGAAACGCTAATAGCAGGAGAATACTTTGTATTGGTTACGGTGAAGGTACCAGACACCGAACCTACATAGCTGTCATTTGAAGTCACAGCAACCACAATGTTTTGACTTGTCGAAGTCAGCACGGTCGTACCAGAAGTTGCCGCAAGTCTACCATCACTTGCAGCAGCACCCGTAATTGCCCAGTTTAATGTATCGCCAATATCAATTGTATCAGCAGTAATTGCTGCGGATATGTTATTACCTTCTGTTACTGTGCCAATAGACGCAAGACTAAACGTCGGTGCGTTATTTGCAATTGTTATCGTCGCAGAATCTTTTTTGATTCCATCAAATGTCTGGATGATAACTTTGAATTGCTCGCCTGAGTCTGTCAGACTAGGATCAATTACAGGGCTAATTGTGAAAGTTCCTGTGCTGTTATGAATCGAAAACGGCTCGGGGGATTCTGAATCTAGTGGCGCATCTGCAAAGTCTGTGCTATCCGTAGTGATATGCTCAATATAGTAGTACAGAGTTGTGCTGCCGTTGCTAGGCACATTTGTACCAGTTGCTGTGAATGTAACATTCGTTCCTTCGCCTACGAGCGTAGAACTAGGTACCAGCGAATACGATGATATAACATCGTTTATTGTTATCGTAGTAGTCCCACGATTTCTGCCTTGTGTATCACGCAGCACTATATCAAAAGTCTCTGAACTCTCGCCTTCTGCACTGTCAATTTTTGGTGTAATTGAAAAACGACCAACTGCAGTGCCGGCACTATCGTTTATTGCAACATATCCAGGGTTTGCAATTGTAGGAGGATTTGCAAAGTCTGAATCGGTAGTTGTTCCGTGATTGATATAGTAATAGATTGAACCAATGTTGTCAGAAATATTTGTTGCTGTAACAGTAACATTGACTGCGCTTCCTTCATCTACGGAAGACGGGCTAGGCGTAATCGTAAACTCGCTAGTCGCTCTTTGAGAAACTGCAGAGTCTAACATAACAGCACTAATTGCTTCGGTAACAGTATCTTCGATAGACACTTCTGCACCGAGATACATGCCCGCAGGATGAGCAAACAGCTTGAAGATATCGCGCCATTTCGAAATCGGAACACCAACGCGAACCAGCAAAGCAAATGTTTGATATAGTTTATCGTTAGTCAGATATCTTAGTGAGTCTGGACCAATCTGAGAACTAGCATTGTTTAGTGTGAAAACATTTTCTTTTGGATAAACAACTTCTGCGTCGAGCCCGTAGAATGATCTGAAGAACCATTCAATTGCGAACTTTGTGCCTTTCGATCTAAACAGATGATTTGAGAAGTTTGCGGCTGCTCTTTTCTCAGCATCGGTATCACCAAAGCCTTCGAAGTATGCTTCGCCAAGAAGAAACTCGTCTTCAATAAACGAAAGTAAAGTGATATCTGTTTCATTGATATCACGCGCAGCAAACAGATGATCAAGAAGTTCGTTAGGATTGTTCTGGTCTTGCCACTCGTAGTAACGCTTGAGCAGAGAAATAAACTTCGGATATGATTGAGCAAAATGTTCAGGCAGAACACTTTCGACCTGCGTTTGACGCAGATTAAGATGCCTTCTTCTTCTGTCAAGAAATCCGTTATGCATTAGATTTAGACAATATTAATCGTATTGCCCATAGCAGAGTTGGCTGTGGACTGATAATAAAGAGAGGACGGAGCGCTCATCGAAACTGCAAAGACAACCGTACCTGACCCACCATTGTTTGTAACACCAGTAGAGTATGCAGTACCGCCATCGCTATCTCTTATTTCAAGAGGATCAGCGACCGGAACGTTTGTGAATCGATAAGTCTCACCTCTGCGAAGATACAGTACAGGATCGTTTTCAGCAGTCGGGAACCAAACGCTATTTGTATCGCTGAACGTGTAATTCGTCGAACCAGCGGTAGAGCTTAAATCAAAAGTATTCGTAACCGGAGTGTTTTGCACATAAGCAATCACTGCGCCAGTAGTAGGAATGTAGCCGGAGCTATCGTAGTTTTCAATACCATCTGCTGCTGTAATGAATCCATAGGTTGTGATATCATTGATTATATCAGTCAAAGAACCAAACTTAATATCGCCTGTCATATCAACATTACCGCCAATAATCAAATCATTGTTGACGGTTAGGTCTTGATTGACAATCGCATTGTCACCCGAGTCTGTGACATTACGAGTGATGCCTGAAAGGAAATTCAGTCGAGTAATTTTCTTTGTGGTGACTGCAGAGGTATCATTGATTACAAGAACGTCATTGTCTTCGACATTCTGTAATTCTGCTAGCTCTGATATTCTAATGTCTGCCATTGTCTTTCCTCAACGCTATAGCGATATTTATAGCGACGCGCTTTGTGTTAGGGTGCCTGCCATGAAGACATTACCATCCGAATCTATCTTGACTTTCTTGACGCCTTGATAAGCAAAGAAAAGTTCATTTGCACTTTCATACATTTCCCAATTTGCTGTCGAGAAAATACTTGTAGAAAGTTTTTGTGTCGATGGAATATAAGTCAAACCAGTATTGACATTTACATTGTCATTACCAGAACTGATACTTCCAAGATGTGGATAGTAAGTAGAACTATCTGCAGAAGTAACAGCCGTAACTTTTACAGACGTAGCAAGAGTTGCACTGTCAGCAGAAATATTGGTCAGATTAGATCCGTCGCCAGAGAAGAAACTAGCGCTAAGAATATTCGTTTGCGGATCATAAACCAGATCCGAGATTGTGCTTACACTGTCGTATCCAGTCTGTTTGGTGCGCAGCATGAGATAATGCACACCGTTAGAATCTAGAATTTTAGCGTCTGTCTGCTCAGCAGTTGTAGTCACTGCAGTGCTTGTAATACCTGTAAGACCAGAACCATCGCCGTAAAGCGTCCCTGTGACCAGAACATCATCAAAAGCATGAATAATACCTTTGACATAAAGATCACTATCGATGGTTGTCTCGCCGTAGATTCTAACACCAAGTGCAGAATCATCAGCATTCGACAAGGCATTTGCTGCTTCTAGTGCAAACGAGGCATTCAGCGCACTATCAGCTTTGACGTTGTTCAGTAAACTACCGTTACCGGAAAAGAATCCTGCAGACAAAACGTTCAGATTTGGATTATAATTAAGATCCGAATCGGTTTTTGCGACATACGCACCATTTACAGAATCAACAAAGGTCAAATAAAATAAAGCGTTTGAACTGTCTTCTTGAACAACAATCTGTGCAGCAACTGCTGCGGTTTCTGCAGCAGAAGCACCGGCGAGTAGTTCACTTACAGTAACTTGCTTTGTCTGATTCTCGTTGGTATCAACAATGATTAGAACGTCATCGTCTGCTGGCGTAGCGCCAAGAGCATCTAAATCTGTTATTTTTATGCCAGCCATTGTTTATCCTCTACAGTCGCAGTTAGTGCAAGCATCGCCTATCTTTGATTTTAATGCTTCAACTTCGTATTGTAATTCTTGAATAGCAGCTAAAAGAATAGGAACCATCTTACC